CGATTCTGAATGGAGAGGAATACAGCAATGCTGTGAAAAACGGTTGTACCAAGAAGAGGTGGAAGTCCTACCGGGATGAGAGAGTCCGGGCAGATCATGCGGATGTAGATGGACAGGTTGTCGATATCAGCCGCCCGTTTCGGGTTGGAAAATATATGATGATGTATCCAAAGGATGACTCTCTGGGAGCTGGTTTGGAAGAGATTGTGAACTGCCGGTGTTCGGTGGAGTATTTGTATTTAACGGGTGGATTTTTTGAAAAATATGAAAAAAGAATTCAGTCTGCAGAACAATATTATGATTCGATACGGAACAGAATCGATGATATAGAAAAAATATCGAATAATACGCATATATCATATACGGATGTTGAGATTGTAAAGAGACATGTTTTTTTAGAAAATCATATTTTGGATGATAATGTAGCTGTATTTGATGCAGATTACGATATGGCTGTTGCCTGGCAACGCTTAATTAACGGAACATATGAAGATAGAGATATTGTGCTTTTGAAGCATGAATTGCTTGAAAGTCAGGTGGAGAAAGAGTATAATTTAAATTATAGAGATGCACATAATATTGCACAGAAAAAATATCCTTGGAGTGATATAATTGACCAGATGTTTGGAGGTGAGGGTGAAGATGTGGACCTCGATAGAATTATTCAAGAAGAGCGAAGATAAAGTGGTGTATGCATTTGGAATTGATGAATTAGATGGAATTATGGAAATTGATTTGGTAAACATAGAAAATTCAAAGATCGTTTGTATGCCGTCAAATGGATTGGTAGATAGGAGAACCGCCAATAATGCATTTGGTCTTATGCTGTCTTTATCTCGACGGGGAGAATTCCCGTTAAAGGAAACATATGCAACTGGTTAAAAGAAAACATATGAAAAGGATGGTGGAAATGAGATTATATAACATATATTATCTATGTAATGCGTCTGTTGATGGCATAAGGAACCTGAACTACAAACAGAATCACTATGCTAACGGAAAGAGTGACTACACATTGGAGAACTGGAAAGGTGCTGTTCAATCATATGATGTCATTCGGAAAATACCTTTTTTGAGCAATGAGGTGAAGGAACTTATTGATAACGTTCCAGCGTATGTGTATTCAGATGCAATCCCTAAGGTAAACAACGAAACTGCTGAGATTGTAAAACAATCCAATGTCAAGCTGTTAGCCAAATTAGAAGCTATTATAGAATTGTATCAATCTATGGATGCAGGGGAATCACAAGAGGGAGTTGATATTAAAATACCGGCTTGTTCTACATTGGATGAGTACATCGGGTATTTGAAAGATATAAACTTTATTTTGAATCAATGTCCCATGATTGCAAATAGCAGCGAACAGGTTGTGTTCAATACCGTTGATGTTGGCTCTATGTGGTTGTCGTTGTTGGTGAAAGGAGCAGTTGGTTCTCATATCATATTGAATATATTGGCAAAGCTATCAGAGGTTTCTATAAAATTTTTATCTGATTATAGAGTTCTGAAAATGCAAGATGAATATCTTGTTGCAATGCGTCAGAAAAATGAGATTGGTGAGGAAGTGTTAGACACATTTAAGAAACTGAAAGAGACAATGATGGACGAAAAAGTGTCAGAGTTTGAAAAAGAATGTGATACCAAAATTACAGATCCGGAAGAAAGAGACAGAACGGCTAGAACAATTGAAAAATTGGCGATATTGGTTGATAAGGGTGTAGAAATTTATTCTTCAATAGAAACGCCCGATGAGATTAAAGTAATGTTTCCGTTTACAGAAAATGCACCTCTTTTGCCGGAGGGATTACAAAAACTGATTGAAGCGAAGGAAGAAAACGATAGATAGTAACGATATGGGGAAATAACAAAAGAGCCTTTGAGCAATGTCATTAAGTTAAGAATTTTGACATCCTCCTTGCAATCAAGATGTTCTTAATTACAAGGGCCGCTTTCGCTACCTCATTATCATTCAATAGCGAAAGCGGCCGCACATTTCGAATCATATGTCAAGCATTTATTACAAAATAAAAAGACCCCAGCATCATTTCTGATGCTAAGATCTTGATTGGTCATCTTAACTTAATGACATTGGCCTTTGAGGCTCTTTTTTATTTGTGGTTAATTATTTTGCATGACTCTGCCATACGGAGCGTCTATTACTTGATAGACTATCGACTTCTTGAACTAAAGTATAACATCGTCGTTCATAATGTGGTTTTAATATTTTATATTTCGACACATATCGAAATTTTAACTCATTGATATAATAGTTGACCAATTTGAGAATTTCTTCTTTAGCACATTCATTCTCATCGTCATCTGCATATGGATCATAATCTTGCGTCCACATAGGAGGCATATCAACTGTATTTTCATTTTCTTCAGTATTATCTGCAGCAAATAAATATATGTATTTACACCCAACTTTTTCTGCAATCTCCAATAAATGAGGAACAATGATTTCCCAGAAGATATATACACCAAGCTTGAAGTCTAATTGGATTTCTGATTTGTATTCTTTGTTTCTACCGAGAAATTTAATATCAATTGCAGGAAATGTTTCGTGTACCTGCTGGATATGATCTCCCTCTCCAGTTTTTGACAACGCTTCTCTTTTTTCCTCCAATAGTTGAACTTTATCTTCTGCCAAACTAAACAGCTGTGATACTCTATCTGGTTCATTAACAACTTCCCATAATTTGTTCATTGATTCGTTTAATTGTTCGTTTGCATTTTCTTCATCTGCTTTGCTTAAATTCTTTTCTTTCAATTTCAGCAAAGCATCGACATATTTATCAAAAGGTTCCTTTTCAGCCTGACTTAAATTCCAGCTGTTAAGGTCACTAAATAATATTCCACAATTTAGCGCAAAAAAGAACACTATCTCTTTTGTCTTCTGATCTCGAACTAAAAATACTTTTGTATTTCTAGTGCAATCATCATCCCAAGCATTATGTGTCAAATAATAGGAAATTTTCTCGCCTTTTGTAGCTTGGACAAAAGCCTTGATATCTTTTTGGTTTTCATTCGTTTTTCTTAATGGTTCTGTTTTTAACCTTTTAAACAGAAATTTTTTTTGTTCCTCAATTGATAATTTCTTCATTGCATCTCTCCGTAAATAAATAATCCCACAGGCGCTTTATCCTGTGGGATAGATGTTATACCAAAACAACACCTTTTCTTCTAAGAAATTCTCGTGTAGCATCAGCTTTCATTGCTGCCAAACTCATCTTTTTATTTCCAGCTTCACCAGCAGCTAGTCCCCTGCGTGCCTGAAGCCAAGAATGTTCTGCATGCGACAATGTACTTAGTTGCCAGGCATCATATTTATCATACCTTTTATAAACTGACTCTACTAGCTTTTTCGCTGAATCGCACAATTCTTTATATGATCCATTGAACATATGCCCCGTCAAATATTCGTTTCTAACATTTACAAGGACGGGTCCATATTTCCACGCCTCAAAATCATCATTAAACAGAGGGCTTCCAGAGATCATCAAAGACTCCCGTTGCGAAAAGTACATCATTTTATGCATCTTCATTTGATCCATAGTGCAACCATGTTTTTTTACATGTAAGTCATTCAAATATTTGGCTACAGCTAAAGTTTGTGTCATATAATCTCCTCCTCTCCATATTTGTCATTGTATTAGTATACTACTTTCATTTATATTATACAATATTTTTTGGCTTTTGTTTGTAAAAAATTCAGCAGACGCATGTTTTTTAGTAAAAAGGGCTTGACTTTTGTGTCACCATAATTTATTATTTATGTGTCACCAAAAGAAAGGAGGGAATAAATGTCACCAAGGACAGGAAGACCAACATCTGAACCTAAGAAACATGAAACTAGAATACGAATGTCAGACAGGGACATTGAAAAACTAGAATTTTGTTGTAAAGAAACTGGTATGACGAAAGCGGATGTTATTAGAAAAGGAATAGAGATGGTCTATAAAGAGTTAAAAAAATAAGAAGTTGCACCGCTACCAACGAACACAACTTCTTATAACTCAAAAACTCCAAAAGGAATTTGATAAATCTATCATATCATCTTTCTTTTGGAAATGCAAACTAAATGAAAGGAGATATAATTTAATGCAGGAAGTATCAGAAGTAACAATGCAGACACCAATAGAGATTGCTTTAGGTGTCGATAAGAATGGAATGACAACAGCGAGAAAGCTATATCAGTTTTTGGAATTGAAGCCAGCAAATTTTTCTCATTGGTGTAGAAGAAATATTACAAATAATGAATTTGCAGAGGAAAATATTGATTTTATCCGTTTCGTTTTTAAAGACGAGACGCCGACAGGTGGAAAAGTAGAGCGAGTAGATTTTAAATTAACATCTAAATTTGCTCGTAAATTATCTATGACACAGAAGAATCATAAAGGTGAAATTGCAAGAGATTATTTTACTACTTTGGAAGATAAGAAAAAAGAAGAAGTCATAAATCGTAGCAAATTATCTCCACAGATGCAAATGTTATATGCAATGATGGATGAGCAGGCAAAACAGGAATTGGAACAGCAGAGGATAAAAGAGAAGCAGGAAAAAATTGAGAAGAAATTGGATGTTGTCGTTGCTACATATGAGAAGAATGACAGTTCAGATGATTTCAAACAGTGGTGTAAAAACTGTGCGGGGAAGATTGCCAAATCTCCAAAGTTAGAATCATTGTCGAATAGGGAAGTGTTTGGCGTTATATGGAACGAAAGTTATCAGCGCTTGACCGAGAAAAGACCATGTAACCTCAAAACGAGATTAACAAATGAAAGAGGCAAGGCTTTTGAAAGAGGAAAATCGTCATCATGGATTAAGCAGCATATAACATATTTAAGTATAATAGCTGATGATAAAGACTTGAAGCCAGCGTACGAAAGTGTTATGCGGGAAATGATGATGGCATACTGTGTGGAATAGCAAAGATCCAGGGATAATAAGGAGCAATATTATGAACAAATCAGAAGAAAAGGTTTTGGAAGCGAGTGTTTTACTGGAAAGGGCAAGGGTATTATCAGCAATCTTGACGAGACAGTATTTTGGACAGGATGTAGCGACACCTGCAGATTTATGGAAAATTTCGGGATATTTTTTTGATGATGCAAAGGTGGTTGCAGAAACCATTACTGATATGGTGGAAGATGCGGGGAAACTGTTGAATCAAGCACTTTAACGAGACTTTTGGAAAGCCACAACGCTGATGGTAGCGTAGGAATATTGGAGTGATACAAAAGAGGAGTAGATGGCCTCGCCCAAATATGGGGGCAAGGTATCTGCTCCTTTAAGATATCTCATAAAAAATACTATCACTGCATGGAAGCGATGTCAAATATATGTATGGAAAAAACAGACTTTCACACAATTCACATTTCCCGTATGTTATATTTGATACAAGGAGAAATCCGAGAAAAACACAACATGATCAAAGAAAGGCGTTTATCTTGTAAAAGAGATAAGCGTCTTTTTGTTGTGCGCTAGAGAAAGCGCAATACAAGTTTCGCGGACAATTGGAAATCAGAGAAGATTTTAAAACGCAATGATGATCAGAGAAGATCTGAAAACGCAGAAATGAGGTAGTGATATGAGAAAGAAAGAGTTTATCCCGATGAATTTACAGTTATTTGCAGAGCCTCCTGCAGGCGGTGACGGTGATGCTGGAGACACATCTGCGACAGGCGGAAAGTCTGGCGCAGGATCAAACAAAGCAGATCCGGATGATGAGGGCGATGACGGTGTCAGCCTTGCAGAACAGGTGGCACAGCTTAAGGTGCAGAATGCAAAACTGAAAAAGGCAAATGACAAGGCAACCAGTGAAGCGGCAAGCTACAAAAAGCAGTTGCGTGAGAAGCAGACTGCGGAGGAGATTGCTTTGCAGGAAAAGGCAGAGAAAGAAGCCGAGAGGGAGGAACAGTTTCAGAAGCTGCTTCGTGAAAATACAATTACAAAGTTTGAGAAGAATTTCCTTGCACTTGGATATCCTGCGGATCTGGCTGCAAAGGCAGCGACAGCACAGTGTGATAACGACACTGATGAGCTTTTCAGCATTCAGCAGACTTTTATCGAGGCAAAGGAAAAAGCAATGAAAGCCGACTGGATGAAGTCTATGCCAAATCCACCAGCTGGAAATGATGACTGTCCAGTATCAAAGGAGCAGTTTAGAAAGATGAAGTATTCCGAGCGAGTTGCTTTCAAGCAGAAGTACCCGGAAATGTACAAGGAGTATGTAAAATAATTGCATGAAATTATGGAGGTAAAAGATTATGCCGATGACGAAATTAGCAAATTTAGTAGATCCGGAAGTTATGGCAGATATGGTGTCAGCCACGCTGCCAAAGAAGATTAAGTTTACACCGATTGCCCATATTGATACAACTTTAGTTGGTCAGCCGGGTGATACGATTACGGTACCAAAGTATGCATACATTGGAGATGCCGAAGATATTGCCGAGGGTGTTGCTATGGGAACCACAGTTCTGACAGCCTCTACCACAAAGGCAACAGTCAAGAAAGCCGGTAAAGGTGTGGAGATTACAGATGAGTCTGTACTTTCCGGTTATGGAGACCCGTTAGGTAATGCAACAGACCAGCTTGCAAAGTCACTTGCAGCTAAAATGGATAATGATGGCTATGATGCCCTGTGTACAGCTACTCTGGTGTATGATGGCACAGAGAAAGTGATTGCCTACAATGGAATTGTGGATGCGGATGCGAAGTTTGGCGATGAGTCTGACGATGCACTGGAGAAGATTCTCTTCATTCATCCGGATCAGGAAGCAACTCTTCGTAAGGATGCGGACTTTATGGATAAGAACAAATATCCGCTGGATGTGGTTATGAACGGAACCATTGGAAAGATTGCCGGTTGCCAGGTCGTGAAGTCCAAGAAAGTGAAGGTAGTGAAGTACGAAAAGGACAACGATGCCGGTACGATCACGATCGTAAAGGATGAAACTGCAGAGTCAGGAACCAATAAGCATCTTGCAACAATTGCAGCAAATTGTATTGATAAGCTGGCAGTTGGTGATAAGGTCAAAGCAGTTGATACGGAATTTTACGCCTGCCCGATCGTAGTTGTGGATACGGAAGATCCAAACGAAAATCCGGATGCTGATGGTGTAGATATCAGCGAAGCAGCTCTGACATATTACATGAAGCGTGACATTATCATCGAGAATGATCGAGATATTCTGAAAAAGACAACGGTTATCACTGCTGACAAGCATTATACTGCGGTACTTTCGAATGAATCTAAGGTAGTTCTTGCAAAATTTAAGGCGTGAGTGGAGGTTGATTATGGGAATGTTACTTCGGAGATACCATAAAGGGGATGGTGGAATGCCATCTCCTGTTGATGCGATTGTAGAAGAAAATGAAACTGTAGATGTTGATGTAGAAAAGAAGAAACCGGGCAGAAAACCAAAGGCTACTACAGAGGAAAAGGAGTAGGTTATGGCTGATGAAGAGAAAGATGTCCTGACAGAAGAAACGCTGATCAATGAGATTCTGTCGGAATTGAAAATTGAATTGGAAGTAGAATCTGAGCAGGATATTCTTCTCTTGCAGTCAAAGATTAAGGGGGCTGTGCGGGAGGTAAAGCAGAAACGCAATTATGCAGGACGCTACACGGAGGAATATGTGGTCAACGATCTGCAGAATTACTTTTCTAATATCAAAAATCTTGCCATGTACGATTATGGCATGGTTGGTGGCGAGTTCCAGAAATCCAATTCGGACAATGGAATTTCTGTTAGCTGGGAAAGCAGAGACAGCGTTTTTGCAGGAGTAGTACCGATTGCGCAGGTCTATTAGAGAATCAAGTGGTACGCTTGGCGATTCCTTAGAATCTCTCCTTATGTCAAGCAGGGCGGTATCTATGTGGAGGCTGGGAGCGATACCAATTATGGGGAGAGATGTTTATGCGAAAGCAGTTAAAGAGAAATAAGCGCAAAATGTATTATGCGCTGTATGATAAGCAGATGCCGGTAGGTGATGACGTGCTGGAGTGTAAAGCCGGATACAAGAAGCCAGTGGCATTCCGGGCAAGCCTTAGTACGGGACAGAGCAATGCACAGGAGAATCCATTTGGAACATCGGTGGATTATGATCGCATTATCTGTAGTACAGATATGGGGTTGCCGATCACGGAAACAACGCTTTTATGGATTGGAAAGGAGCCGTTATATCTTGATGATGGTTCTGTTGATCCGTCCAGTGCAAATTATAAGGTGGCGGCACATCCGTTGGATGGAATGCAAAGTCTGCGTATTGCCGTGAAGCTGATTGCACAGAGTGTTGTGGGAAATATTGGACAGGAGATAGAGAACACTACAGGAGAGCCGGAGACAGATTCGGGTAGTGATTTAGAGGATTGGTAAAGGAGAGAGTGAAAATGAAGAAGTTATTTATTAGTCAGCCTATGAATGGCAAGACGGAAGAGGATATTCTTGCAGTAAGGAAGAAAGCTATCGAAAGTGCAAAAGTTATGCTTAATGAAGATGTTGAAGTTATTGAATCATATTTTGAAGACTATAACCCAGACAAAGGATGTGTACCTTTGAAGTACCTTGCAAAGTCATTGGAATTACTGGCTGATGCAGATGTGGCATATTTTGCTAAAGGATGGGAGAGTGCAAGAGGTTGCCGTATTGAAAATCAGTGTGCTATTGAGTATGGTATTGATACGATAGAAGATTATACAAATGGTTCTTTGGAACAGGGATATAACTTCGGTACTGCTCTTGAAATTTTGAAACATGGTGGTAAGGTTGCCCGTGAGGGTTGGAATGGCAAGAAACAGTACATTCAGTTGGCAACAGGCATCTCTTATTCGTCACCAGATGGCGAGATTGTAAATTGTGAGCATGATGCAATTGGTAATAAAGCAATTGCTTTTGTCGGAACATCTGGTGTGCAGATGGGATGGCTTGCATCACAGGCTGATATGCTTGCAGAGGATTGGGTTGTTGTAAAGTAGGTGATTGCCATGCCAACACAAATAAATTTCACCTACGACAGCCTATCGTCTATTGACGCTGCCATTAAAGAAATGCAGGCATATCAGGAACAGCTTACAAATAAATGCCGTATTCTTGCCCAGCGTGTGGCTGAGATTGGCGTGGAGATCGCCAGAGTGAACATCGCGGACTTTGACGCAATCTACAGCGGTGAGCTGTTATCAAGCATTCGGGCAGAGTATAGTGGCTCTGTTTCGGATGGTGCAAGCTGGCTTGTGATCACGGATTGTCCGTGGGCGGCATATGTGGAGTTTGGTACAGGCGTCGTAGGGCAGGAATCCCCGCACCCGGATACTTCCATTGTGGGGTGGAAATATGATGTGAATCAGCATGGCGATATGGGTTGGTATTATTTTAAGGATGGCGAATGGCATTGGACAAATGGAATGCCAAGCCGTCCTTTTTTGTACCAGACCGGTATGGATCTGCGGGAAAGAATAGAGGAGATAGCGAGGGAGGTGTTTGCCGGTGCTTAGCGTATGGAACAAGGTTAATAAGCGTATGATGCAGAGGCTGAAAACAGATCCGGATGCACCGTATCGGAAGTTGTATCTGACTTCTACGGATTCATCCAGTGCACCGACACAGTTTCCGTGTTTGTATATCAAATCGCTTGGAGAACCCACAGCAGGCAGAGACTTCCAGAATACGCAGTGCTACATCACATCCACGATCGAGTTACATGCGTATTCGGCAGCATCGCCAAATGGATCGCAGACAGAAGCGAGAAAGATCATGGATGCGGCAGGAAATGTGATGCTTAGCATGGGGTATGATCTGATTGCTGGTCCGTACCCAGATAACCGGGAGTATTTCCGGATCATTGCAAGATTTCGCAGGATTGTAGGGGACGGCGATGAGTTGTAAAAAATAAATATGGAATAAGAAGATCATTGATCTTTTTATGATAGAAACAGTAAATGAAAGGACTCCGAGATTTCGGGGTTCTTTTTGTTTTCCAAAAAGGAGGAAAAGCAGATGGATTTATCTACGATAGGAGTGAAATTTGGATGGGCTGTTGAGGAGACAGCTGGAACCAAGCCAAAGGCATTTACTTGGATCAAGCGATGCAGCAAGATTGCCGGGATCAATGTCACTAAAGATAAGATCGATGTATCCTGTTTTGAGGATAAGATCAAACAGTACATTGCTGGTGTTGGTGATACTGGTGGAGACTGGAATCTTAACTTCAACGGGTCGACAGATTTTGTTACGGCTTGGGATGCATTATTAGATGCATCTTTGGAAGGTAAGGCGGCAGGAAAAGCTACATGGGCAGACATTTATATCCCCGGCTTTGGTTCATATTTTCTTAAGTTTGAACCGGGAGAGATTCCTATGCCGGATTTAGAACCTGGTAGTAAATTGGATATCCAGATTTCCAATGTCATCAATGAGTACGATGGACTTGGAGAATCTATTGAGCCAGTGGCAGCCTAAGCAGTTGCTAGAGCAACATGATATTTTTTTGAGGGGGACAAATCAGTGTCCCCTTTCATGAGAAAGAAAAGGAGAGATTTGATATGAACATTACAGTGAATGGTAAAGAGTATATTTTGGAATATACATTTGAAGCAGCAGAGTGTCATGAGTGTATTGATGCAGCAATGGATATTTTTGGCGGTATGATGACGGCAAAGATTGACAGTAAACATTCGGAAGAGATGCAGGTGAGGGATTTTCTGATGAGTCTTTCAGATCTACCAAGAATGGCAATGGACATGTTTTATGCTGGTTTACTGGAAAATCACGGAACGGGCCCAGATGGAGACGGAACAATTACAAGTCGTGCAGATGCGAGATGTTTGTATAAACAGTTTTGCAAGGAAAATCCTGAAGATGAAAGAGCAACATCTTACTATGCTCTTTGTACTTCTATTGCAGAGCAGATGGAGAAAGATGGTTTTTTCAAGCGAACCGGAATGGAAGACATTCTGGAGAACATGGAGAGTCTGGTCAAGAGCAAACAGAAGAAACAGCCGAAGAAACCGATGGATCATCAGCGGAAGAAGCCAACCAAAGCGCAGAAAGCAGCAATGGAAGCGAGAGCGGAGGGCAAAGAAAACGATTTTCAGAGCTGATTTGGGAAGAATTTCTGCCAAAAGCTTTGCTGTATGGCTGTCCGTATGACCTGTTTTGGCACCTGAATCCTACCAAGCTGACGGCATTTCGTAAAGCATACGAAGAGAGATTGCAGCAGAAGGAAGATGCAATGTGGCGAAATGGTCTGTACACAATGCGTGCCATCAATGCTTGCTTTGGAGGGAAATACCCTGAGAAACCGCTTTTTGAAGTTGGAGAAAGCAAGGAATCCTCCGAACGACAAGAGCATGATGGTTATACTGAACAAGAAATTAAAGAAGCTAGAGAAGCTTTGGTCATGCAATTACAAATCATGGAAGGACAGCAGCGGAGAGCAAAGCGTAAAAAAGAGTTATTTGAGCATTAAGTGGAGAGCAGCCCAATATGGGTTGCTCTCTTTTCTTTTACCGTAGGAGGTGCAGAATGGCAGCAATAGATAGTTTGAACATTAAGGTAGATGCGTCTGCTCGAAGTGCCAACGAACAGTTGGATAAGCTTGTAAAGAAGATGATGGAGTTACGCCGTACATTGGGCGGTCTTAATGCCAATGAACTTAACGCATTTGCGAGCGGTATGAGCCATTTTACCAAAGCAGCACAGGCATTGAGTGGCGTGAAAACTTCTGATTTTACGAAACTTGCAAAAGGCTTGGATAAGTTAGCAGATGCTAGAAAGTTGGAGAATACAGCACAATCTGTGGAAAAGTCAGCGGGCTCTTTGCAGGAATCTGTATCAATGGCACAAAAGGCACTGGGCTCCGGACTGAAATTTGATAGTAAGGGTATTCAGAATGTAAAGAAATCTGTCCAGTCCTTGGCAAATGAATTTTCTAGTGCAGGTACCGGTAATGCATTATCTAACAATTTGTCAGAAATTGAGAAAGAGGCAGATAAACTACGCAACAAACTGGATCAATTAAGTGAAAAAGAGCAGAAAGCGTTAGCAGTTGGAAATTCGTCACCAGAGAATAAAACATTCCGTAGTTTACAGTATGATATAGCTGCTTCTTTGAATAAATTATCAGAATTGGAACAGAAGATCTCACAGATGAAAACTCACAAGGTGCAGGATTTAGCATCCATTCCTATCATTCGCTCGGATGCTGGAAACGGATTTTCCGAAACAAAAGCTGTGGCCAAAACAATGCTAAATACGGGACGTATGCCAAAAAGTGCTAAATATTCGGTAGATGCTTCGGCAGAGTCTTTGAAAGAGTCGCTAGAACAGGTGAATCGTGCAGAAAGTGCAGTACAAGGCTTTGCGGGAAAAATAGCAGAGGCGAAAGCTCAGCTTGCAAGTATTGAAAAAAGTGGGAAGAGTTTAGGAACTGATGAGTGGGATGAGGCATATATTGCATTACAGAAAGTAGTTAAAGAAGCCAAAGTATACAAAGCTGCCTTAAATGAGAGGGCAAATGGATTAGAGACAGATATTAAATCAACGGACAGCTTAGATGTAAAACTCCAAAAATTAAAAGTAGATCTCAAACAACTTAAAGCAGATGGTTTTGGATTTGGTGACAAGGCTTTTGATAATACTTACAAGGAAATCTTAAAGACCGATGGTGCTTTGAAAAAGTATAAGGCAGATTTGAAAGAATCTGTTGGAGGTGAACAGAGTCTTAGTACATTCGATAGAGTGAAACAGGGGTTTCATTCTATTTGGACAGAATCTCAACAGGCAGGAAATTCTGCATCTAGTTTTGGTAGTAAGTTGAGAAATCTTATGTCCTCATTGCGTGGAAATGCTGTGTCTGCGTTTGGAAGTCGTCTCAAAGCGTTGATCCCAATCTTTCATGGGACTACTAGCTCTACGGGAAATCTGATCAGCAAATTGGCTAAGCTGTATGTTGGATTCCGCTCTCTTCGAGGGATTGGTGAATTTTTGCGTGGTGCCGTAGAATCATCCATGGATTACATTGAAGAATTTAATTATTTTGATACCACAATGGGGAAGATTGCTTCTGAATGGGGCAAGGAATACAAGAAATATGGTTACCAAAATGCAGAGGAATACGGAGAATCCTTTAAAAATCGTTTGACGCAAACAATGGGGAAAATGACCGGGTTTCAGATTGAAAACGATGGAACTTTGTCTGATCTTGGAAAAAAGAATCTTGGACTGGATCCGACACAAATGACCAACTATGCTGCCAGTGTAGCGCAGGTGACAAATTCAGTTGGAATGACAGGAGAAGCATCTGTGGTAACATCCGAAGCTTTATCTATGCTTGCCGGAGATATGTCTTCCTTCAAAAATCTTGATATGGATACAGTTATGAATAACTTTTCATCGGGATTACTGGGGCAGTCTAGGGCATTGTATAAGTTTGGTATTGATACATCAAATGCAACATTAAAACAGTATGCCCTTGCAAATGGAATCAAAAAGAATGTTTCGGCTATGTCACAGTCGGAAAAAATGCAGCTTCGTATGATAGCTATTTTGGATCAATCCAAGGTATCATGGGGAGACCTTGCAAAAACCATTAATTCGCCATCAAATCAGTTACGCTTATTGAATAATAATTTTAGATCGTTATCGAGAACAATAGGTGCTATAGTGTTGCCTGCAGTGGCAAAGATACTGCCATATATCAATGGACTGGTTATTGCCATTCGCAGACTTTTTGAGTGGACAGCATCCATGCTTGGAGTCGATTTAAGTAAAGTGATTGGCTCTTCCGGGGGTGGCTATTCAGATGCTTTTGATGGACTGGAAGATTCTGCTGACGATGCTAAGGATGCCGTTGATGATACATCAGATTCTGTTAAGAAACTGTCCAAGCAGCTCATGGGATTTGACGAGCTTAATGTGATCAATACTAATTCTGATAAGACAAAAAAGGATGATGATAAGAATAGTAAGCCTATCGATCTTACCAGTCAATTGTCTAATGCTTTAGCTGATTACAAGACTGTTTGGGATAAGGCTTATAAAAATATGACTAATGATGCAGAAAAATTTGCCGATAAGTTGACTAAGTTATTTAAAAAAGCTTGGAAGTCGGGGAATGGTACAGACATTGGCTCTGCCATTGCTGGCTGGCTCAATAAGGGGATTTCATGGGTCAACGACAATGTGGACCAGTTTGCAAAAGGGGCGAAAAAGGTTGCCAAATTGCTTGCAACTGCTATCAATGGGTTTGTAGCTAAACTTGATTGGGCAGGACTTGGTAGTGCTATTGGAAAATCCATGAAAGCGGCAATTGAAGCAGAAACAACATTCTTTTCGACAGTAAATTGGTTGAATCTTGGCAAAGCTATTGCCACAACACTTAATGCTTGGATCGATACCGGTGTTATTCAATCGTATCTCAAGGGCACGGCCACCAAAATAAGAGCAGCTATTGAACTGGCTTTCGGAGCTATAAAAACATTTCATTTCAGTAGTCTTGGCACTGCCTTGGGACAGGGGATTAATGATGCGTTTGCTGTCATGAATAAAGTCAACAAAAAAACTGGATTAAATGGTTGGCAGGAGCTTGGTCAGACTATTTCTGGGGGGATTTCTGGAATCCTTACATCCATCTCAACGGCACTGAGTACTGTGAAGTGGGATAGTGTGGGGCAAGCAATTGCAACTGCAATTGGTTCTATTGATTTTAAAGGAATTGTGTGGAATCTTGGGGATGTTGCCATAAAAATATTAGGGGCACTTGCGGAAGCGATAAAAGGTGCTTTTGCACAATCTCCAGTCGAAACAGCAATTGTTACTGCGTTAGGTTTTATTAAGCTTTCAACGCTTACCACAAAATCAATGGAGAAGGCAGCAACTAAAATATTGAAAGTGCTTGGTATTTCCTTAGAAAAAGATGAGACAGCATTAACAGTATTAGGCGGCAAAATAAAAGGTGCTATAGAAATAGCATTAGGCAAAGTGAAGGACTTCGGAATGAATTATGTCAAGCCATTGGCGGGGAAAATAATGGGTAAAATTGCAACTGCAGTTGGAGCTGAAACAGCTACAGTGAGTGGAATCGCAAGTGCAATTGGAACTGGAATTACAACTGCCTTTGCACAAGTTCCAGCGCTTATGACAGGAAGTCTTTCTGGGCTAGCGACCGCAGGCGCAGCGGCAACAGCGGCAACAGTGGCAACAACGCTTGTAGCAGCAGTAGCGGCGGTTGGTATTGGTGCAAAGATTGGAAAATCCATCGGCGATGAACTTGTTTCTGAAGATATGAAACAATATCAGGTTGATTGGAAGTTTTCAGATTTTATTCATTTTACCGATGATGATTGGTCGGATTTCTGGTCAGCGTTTGCTGATTGGTGGGTAGATGTGCAGGATTGGTGGGGAAATAAGGCATTAGCGATTAAAACAACTTTTGGAGATTGGAAAAAGAGTATTTCCGGTTGGTGGAACGGTGTTAAGGCTTGGTGGGGTGATAAGTATGTGACTCTTAAAGCTGCCGTACAGGAAAAAGTAGATGGGGCGTTGGACAAGGTAAAAGGTGCTTGGAACGCTATTAAGGACAAAGTATCTACATTGACAGCAGATGCCAAGGAAAAGGCAGCAGGGGCATTAGCAGCACTTAAATCCCGTTGGACGGCCATTAAGGATAGCAAAGCTGTTAAGACACTTGAGCAGACAGGCAAGGATATCATTGACAAGGCGAAGAAGTCTTGGGATGCTATCAAATCTGGACAGGCAACAAAGACCTTGAAGGAGAAAGGTAAGAGCGCAATCGAAAAGGTGTCTAGGATTTGGAATAAAATCAAGGACAGAGAAGTAACTCAGACTCTCAAGCAGGAAGGTACGAAAGCATTTAATAAAGTCAAAAAAGCTTGGGATAGCTTGACTGATAAGAAAATTTCAGTCAGTCTCATTACGGATGCTGTGAAAAGTGGAATAAAATTGATCATTGATTGGATCAATAAGTATATTATCGGTGCGATCAATAAGATCAAGGTTTCGATTCCTAAGTGGGTTCCTAAAATTGGAGGTAAAGATTTTGGTTTTAACTTAAAAACGATAGCAATGCCTAAATTTGCCACGGGTGGATTTCCGGAGCAGGGCCAGTACTTTTTGGCACGAGAGAAAGGACCGGAGCTTGTAGGTACGATTGGAAATAAGACTGCTGTAGCCAACAACAATCAAATTGTACAATCCGTGTCAGATGGCGTATTTAATGCTCTTAATCCTGTGCTTACTCAAGTGTGTAATGCTATCAACTCTATGGGTAATGGATCAAGTGGACAACCTTTGTATGTGGAGGGAGTATCAGATGGAGATATCGTGCGTATAACCACCAAGGCGAATACCGATCATAAAAATCGATTCGGAAAACCGCTGTATATCTAGAAAAATTTGTCATATTGTATCGTGGTGTGGTACAATATGGCAAAATTCTTTTTGGATAAATTCGTGTGGTAAGAGAAGAAAATTCTAATTTCTTTCTGTATGTGAGTGCTAAATACTATGAAATTATGGCAGAAAGGAGTAGGGAATATCATGAAAGAATCAGAAGATAAAATTTTGGAGTTAAGTGTTTTATTGGAAAGGGCAAGGGTGCTATCGGCAATCTTGACGAGATAGTATTTCGGACAGGAGGTAGCGACACCAGCAGATTTATGGAAAATTTCGGGATATTTTTTTGAAGATGCAAAGGTGGTTGCAGAAATCATTACAGACATGGTGGGGCTGCAGAAAAGCTATTAAATGAAGCGGTTTAATAGGAAAAGGTATACAGAGCGGACAAAATAATTATGCAGTGATGCAATAGTCTATTTGACATATTGAAAGTATAATGTTACTATGAAGATGAAAAATATCATATGTATTTACAACTTAGCATAGAAGTAATTTTTACATTTTTGTGTAGGATTATTTAATAAGTTGCATACTTTATTATGGGAGGTGTAGCTTATGAGGAAAGAAAAGGCGAGGAATATGAATGGTTTTTATTTAACTAGTAATAAAAATTCATATGTTTGGCATGAACCATTGAGTAAAACGGAGACAAAGATGGAGTTATCTAATTCTGTTTTTGATGGGTGTGTAAAGGGTGTCAATCATATGACAGTCACCATGAGAAACGAAATTGCTAGTACGATATTAGGAGGTAATGAACATGGCAGAAGAAGATCCAGATTTATTGTCCGAGGGAAAAAAGCAGGAAGACGATGCGGATAATGAAATTGCAGTAACGGATGGTACGCTTCCGAAGGAAATTGATGAAGTGCTTGATTCTATTCCGGATCAAAAGCAAGCAAATGTAGTGAGAAGGATTATGTCGTTGCAGTTTAGTGCAATATCTGCTACGCCAGAAAATGCAATTTCAAAGAAAATAACCTCAGATCATATATCTCAGTATCTTAATGATTCTAGAGTTGCGATGCAAGAAAGTTTTAAAGAGCACCATGAAGATAAGATATTTAAAGGGGTAATAATTTTGAGTGCACTGGTATTTATGATTGTGATAATTATTTTGTTAAAGAATCAGCCTAGTGTTATGGAAAAGGTTATTTTTAGTGTTGTCAGTCTTGTGGCAGGTGCTTTGGGTGGCTATGGTTATGGATATAAAAAGGGAATGGAAGAGTAAACATAGTTTCACACAATTCACATTTTAGTCATGTTATATTGTTATCAGAGATTTAAGGCACTCACCAAATGGTGGGTGTCTTTTTTGTGTGCAAAATAAGGAGGATGGTTGAATCATGGCTTATTCCGCATCTAAGGGATTGCTTGCTTTGCCGATAGATTATAGCAAAAGTAGTGGCTATACCTATCAGAAGCTATCGTACAAATACATACAGCCTAATGGTGCGTTGACTATTACCCCTAATCAGATGCAGGATCTTGATTCTTACGTAAATGGTGACGGCTATTTGAAGCGTAAGGTGTTGAAACACAGTCGTACAAAGATTGAGTGGAACACGCCATATTTGACTTATGAGGATAAATGTAAATTGATCTTGGCAATACGAAAGGGGTATAAGCAGGGGGATGGTGACTACTCTTCTCGAACTATTCGTGCAAGGTACTACAACGACTGGGAAGATGATTACTCCACGGGTAAGTTCTATATGCCTGATGTACAGTTTCAATATGGCGGGTTGTATCACGGAGCACCAATGTATTTGCCGATCCGTTTGGCGTTGATTGAGCATTAGGAGGATGATTGTAATGATTGAATTGACTGAACAGCAAAAAAGAGCGTTCTACTCGCAAGGGTATTTTAATCGATACAAAATGTATTTTCCGGATCTTGATTTAACGATCAATAATGAAACAATCCACACAGAATCTGTGAAGATTGAAGAGAGTATTTGCAGTAATGAAGATTTAACGCTTGGTGGCTGCATTGCATCTTCGTGCGAATTTGAGGTGTCAGAGATCTTGCAGAATGATCTTAGTGGTATGGAGTTTATATCTACGTTGGAGACAGTGGACGAAGAAGGCAATGCTGTGGCAGAGATCCCAATGGGAAAGTATCGTGTTTATTCTGTAGGAATGGTGGATGATAGGGACTATAAGAGAGTTGTGGCATATGATGCGATGCACAATGCTTCTGCTAGTATATCTGATTGGTATGAGGGATTATTCCCGGTGATCTCATCGAACGCGGTCACCAAGACCGATGATAATGGCACCGAGATCACGGTAATAGTGAAAAACTATGGGACGACCACGCTTAAAGCAATGCGCGAATCATTGTTGCAGCACTTAGGGATCCCGTATGAAGAGCAGTCATTAATCAACGATGACATGATCATCAGCAAAAGTCTGCAGCCATCGGGAGACAATTGCACCGGATTAATGATGCTCAAGTGGATGTGCGAGATCCACGGTGGTTTTGGCCGAATGAATCGTAATGGCAGATTTGAGGTAACGACCTTGCAATCTTCCGGACTGTACCCGGATGAAGATCGGTACCCGGATGTAGACCTGTATCCGGAGAATGGCAATACATCCTCGGTTGCGCTTGGTGTTTCGGACGAGGAACCGAGAGCAGAGTACATAACGGCAAAATTTGAGGAATACATGACAAAATACATTACCGGCATCAATGTACGTACAGAGGACGATGATGTTGGATGCACAGTCGGAACGACGGAAAATCCGTATATCATTTCCGGTAACGCTTTGCTATTTGGAAAGACGGCCGCAGAACTAAAACCAATAGCCGAGAATGTTCTGAACGTAATCAAGGATATTATTTACCGCCCAAACACAACGGAGTTGATCGGTCTGCCATATGTAGAGGTTGGAGATGTATATTCGGTCGAAAAAGAAGATGTGGTGGAGTCTTATGTACTAAGCCGCACACTGTCCGGCATTCAGTTATTAAGGGACACCTACGAGGCAAAAGGTAGTGAAACACGATCCAATAACGTGAGTGATTCGACTGAGTTGATCCGGACGAAAGCCAAGATCCTAAAGATTCAAAAGGATATTGATGGCGTGCGGATTGAGATGTCAGATCTGGAAGAGGAGACATCATCACAGTACGAGCAGACCAACGACACAATAGTGCTTAAGGTAACGGACAATGGCAATCTCGTACAAGTCAGCTTAGGATCTGACCCGGAAAAAGGTACAGAGTTTAAGGTGGGAGCCAACAATATCGAACTGTCGGCGGACGAGGTTATTGAACTGTTATCTGGTGGCACGATTAATTTGTCGGCCGGCGAGGGAATAACCATTGAGGCCCCGAATTTTCAGTTGAGCAAAGATATTATTAAGATACTGACTAAGAATTTCACGCTAGACGAAGAGGGCAACGTAACAGCGGCCAACATTACGATTACCGGTGGCAGTATCAAAATTGTATCAGACAGCAATGAGCCTTTGATTGAGATGCAATATGGCACTGGTGATAATATGGTTACGGCCGGATTGTCACCAGAAGGCGTGTATTATACTTCTGTAACGGACACATGGGAAGAACGCAGCACTAGTGGTCTGATGACAAAGTATCGCACACTGGTAAGCACGGAACACAAAAACGGCATGTGGCAATCAAAAATGATCAAGCAGCAAACATTTGGCGATGCGCAGGACTGGGAGACAATAGAAGAGTACCCTGCGGCAGAAATTGCTTACCATGCTGTAAGTGGCAAGGAGATTAATCGTTTTTACAGCTCGCAGGTGAGCAGTTATTTCGCTTCTACGGCACCATTTTTTGACGCTGTTGATCTATGGAAAATTGATACGATCAATTGGGTTATGGCGAATGGATTTACCATAAATGATGCCTATACATCATGCTTTAAGCTGGCAGACGGCGTGGTGCATCTTGCCATGGATGTGAGAGGTACGATTCCGGCCGGTAAATGGACAACGGTAGCTATGTTCCTGCCGGATGTATTTGCAGGATTCAACATTGCACCGGTAACGACGACCGCTAAGCAAACAGTCATGTATCCCATCTTGACTTCGCAGTCCGGAGCTGGAGCACAAGCGGTAGCACGGTTGACCTTGATCGGACCGGAGGTTGCCATAGAAATATATCAGTATGGGACAGCGGCAGCAGATTGGGCGCAGATAACGATGGACTACTGCGTTGAATTGAAGGAGGGTGATTAACGTGTACGAAAAAGTAACGCATGATCCGATCGGATGGAAAAACAAGCGTGTAGGGGGTACCAGCCTATCCGCGGAGAACCTCAACAAAATGGACGAGGACATCACCAAGATAGCAACGCAACTGGACAATGCCTACCAAGATTTATCAAGCAAGATCGAAGAAACGTCAATGCTGGTAGATACTATCAATGGGGAGGTGATCTAGTGGGAACCCTAAAAGAAAAGCTAAGCTATCTGTCGGAGACGAAAGAAGCAATTAAGCAGGCCCTTATCAAGCAACAGGTTACGGTGACGGATGAAGATACGTTCCGGAGCTATGCAGATAAGATAGCCGGGATAGAGGGTGGCGGCGGGGGCAGTAAGGTTATAAGTACAATGCCAGCAAGTAACGCTGGAAGTATCAATACTGACAATATGATCGAAATATGTTCAAGCGATGGTGCAAATTATTCGAGTGAGATCGAAATACAAAACATCATGGCTAACAGGGTTTTTGCAAACGCAGAGGAAGCACAGGATTATGCGTTTGCAAACTCGATATATAGCAGTGACAGACAGCCATGGAAAGCTTTTGACGGAAACACATCGACATTGTGGTCGACTGAAAGCACGGACAACCAGGACGGAAAGTATCTTGGATATAATTTCCATGAGACAGTCTATAATGCAGAAATAAGTCTGACTGTAAGCACCGACAATGCAGGCACGCCTAAGTTTAAGCTACAGGGTTGTGAAAGTCCTACAATAACTGATGATTCAGTTTGGGAAGATGTATCAGATGAAGTTACATTAAATGCGTATAGCGATACACACACGCTTACCTACAATGTTACAAATGGCAAAGGATATTGCGCATTCCGTGTGCTGTTGCTTGCAGGTGGTAGGCAAGGCAGTACATATGGATGGGCGATATACGAAATGAGTATAAAAGGTAAAGGAATGGAGGGATAATATGCTTACTAATAATTTTTACTATGGATTGTACAATCAGTTATCACAGGGGACCGATTACTGCAGTAAGATGGTCTCCACGCAAAATAAAACAGGCGTTGCCGCGCAAAGTGATTTTAATCCATTTTTTCCAAGCTCCAGTGCTTTTCCTGCCAACTATAATCTATCTGGTTTTGGCTCAGTTACCGGAGCGGGCATAGTGATCGGGGGGGGGTCAACCCCAGCTACTATGGAGGATTATACGCTGGAAGATCAGATATATAGTGGGTTTTCTGCATTATGCAATTGTTTCGCCTCGCAAACTGATATAAGCACGAGCAAAAGTATGATGTGTACGGCTACTATCACCAATACGAGCGATAGCGACATAACCGTAAGAGAAATCGGCTATGTCAGATCATATAGATATGAAGCAGTTCTTATGGAGCGAACAGTTTTGGAAACTCCGGTCGTTATAACGCCAAATGAAACAAGAACATTTGAATATCGGCTTAAAATGCCACAGCCGTAAGGCGGGAAAGGAAGGTAAAAAATGGACAAATTACAAATCTACGCAGCCCAACTAGGGCTGTCAACAATTACGGCAACAATCGCCGCAAAATGCGGCCTGCTTGGCTGGATGCTGGTGGCGGTAGCTGCAGCAATGGTAATTGATTTTCTGGCCGGTATGGCTGCCAGTGCCAAAGAGGCAGTGGAACACCCGGACGATGATAAGTATGGATGGAGCAGCAGAAAGGGAATGATCGGTATTTTCAAAAAGTTCGGTTACATATTGGTGATCGTGGCATCGATGATCTTGGATTTCCTGATCTATAAGCTGTCGGGTGTCTTATCGGTCACGCTGCCGATGACGATGTTTTTTTCCACGTTGGTGACGGCGTGGTTTATCCTGAACGAATGCTTGAGCATCACGGAGAATGCCGGGAGAATGGGAGTGAAGGTACCTGCATTTCTGACAAAAGTGATTGCTGTCCTGAAGGGAACAGTGGAACATGAAGGGAATATATTGAAGGAAGATACAGAAATGGAGGAAACAGACTATGAAGAAAGAACATGACGTTAGAATTGACAGAACGAAGCTGCACCCTTGGCTGGATTATAAATTGACGGTGCTGCTGAAAAAGTGTGCAAAAAAGAAAATATATTTGATCATCACAGAAGGATTTCGGACGAAGAAATATCAAGATCAGTTGTATGCTAAAGGACGTACAAAGCCGGGCAAGGTAGTAACGAACGCAAAAGGAAGCACATACTCTAGTCAGCATATGTGGGGCATTGCGTTTGATATTGCGATTCAGTACAAAAAGGATCTGTATGATATTAACACGATCAAGAAAGTAGCAAAAATTGCTAAAGGTATCGGACTTGGTTGGGGTGGAGATTGGAAATCCATTGTCGACACGCCACATTTCTACTTGCCAAAATGGGGGAGCACGGCAACGGAATTGAAAAGAACTTATAAAACACCGGAAATGTTCAAAAAATCATGGACAAAGAGGGTGGTAAGAGATAAAGGACTGCTGCTCTGGAAAGCCACAAGTAAATTGACCGGTAGCTATTTGCGAATTCCAAAGGGGGCAAAAGTTGAAGTACTTTTTGTGAGTTCCAAATCTTGGTATGCTAAAGTACGATACAAGGGAAAAGTAGGTCACGTAAACAAAAAGTTTATAGAATAAACAAGGTTTATATGATAAAATAGGTTTGTTACCGCCTCCTAGATTGGTACGGAAGGGAGGTGAACTGCGTGGAATATATCATTTCTCTTATTGTCACTGTTACGGCTGGTGTATTTTGCCATTACATCATCAAATGGTTGGACGGTGACAAATAGTCGGTAGCCAGCCTGTGGAATTAAGCCTTTCCACACCAAAAAATAGGAATAGAAAACCCCGGTGCTGGAACACCGGGGTTTTTGTTTTGAAGTCGAACTGCATGGACTTCTCATTTCTCTTTGCCTATTGGCATTATAGCATATGCAAAATTCAAATACAATATACAAAAATTAGATATTGGTCAATTTTTCTGAATTTCCCCTATACTATTCTAATTATTCTATTCTTATCTATACTTAATCTATACTATACTAATCTAATCTACTTATGTGACCTAAAAGTAACCATTTGACAACCAATCTGTAACCAAAGATTCTAATTATGTATTTTGACGTATTTCATTTTTATTGTAAATACAGTATCTTTAGTGCCAGTAAGAGCTCTAGTCATTTCCTCCGGCTTTTCTATAGTCCCATATACAGTGATTATATCATTGGAAAGCAATTTAGGCGTTTTAGCTGCACGCTCGTCAAATACCACATACTCATCATCTGCATATATATCATATCCACTATAGGAATAGCATCTCAAAAATCCCTGCGTGAACAAACCATCTTCGGAAATTTGGTTTATTTGGCATTTGAGTTTGATTTTTTTGCCAACGTATTTGTTTGGATTGCGCATTACCTTTTTGTAGTTATATGTTTTACATGCATTTATGAATTTTGCCTTTTTTGCTTTAGCAACTTTCTTCTCCTTAGCCTTAATCTGCTTCGGTGATAATGTTGGCTTAACCTTCGCTGCCTTTTTAGGCTTTGCCTTTTGCTTAGATTTTGCCTCTTGCTTGGGCTTTGAATTTGTCTTGCTTTTTTGTGAGTCTTTTTTGACTGCTGGTGTGTTAGTAACTTTGTTGGACACGGATGTACTATTTGTATTTTTAGTATCAGAATCTTTATCCGAATTACCGCATTGATATAGTAATGCACATACTAAGAAAAATATTATAATAGACCATAGGCATCCATGTTTCTTTTTCTTTGGGACATTATTGATATTTTGAACCCCGGCACTCTGAAATCCATTATTAGTTGGTTGAACCGGTGGAGTTTGTTGGATTTCTACCCTTATTCTGCAATTATCGCAATATGCGAAATCCTTGAATATGGGATTTCCGTTTATGTCAGTTCCACATGCTTCTTGACCAAAACGCATTTCTTGATTACATTTTTTACATTTCATTGTGATTCCTCCTTATTTTTGCAATCGTAACTCAATTAGTTTTTTTTCATAACCAGTTAAACGACTTAGTTGATTGATGGTATAATCTTTGTATTCGTATAGCATATCATCAGTAAGTAATAGATTCATAGCAAATGTGTTGGCTTCAATTTCCCTTTTGGAATTAAGTAACAGTGTTTGATTCCGGATGAAGTAGCAGTTTACTTTGCGATGCATGATAGCATGTCCAAGTTCGTGTGCCATAACAAGAGTTCTATCGTGATCTGATAAATCTTCGCTTAAGAATATGCATCTATGGTTTTTAAGGAACATATAGCATCCTTCAAATCCAAGTTTACCTGTTTGAACAATTATTCCAAGAGCATCGGCTATTTCAAAGGGATTTGTTGTATCAAATTTTTTGATATAGTAGCTTACAAGTTTCTTTATATCCTTTTTCAATAAAATCACCCTAATCCTTTATTTCTTGTTTTTATTTGGATTGTACTTCTCCTTGTTTATTACTTTTAATTGTGTAAGCATAGATTCCAACTGTATCTTAAACAACTCTGCTGATTCAGGAGATAGTTCCTGACCATCGAAAGTTGCAGGGCCATCCTCACCGGACTGTAATTTGTGCATAATGTTATCTAGGTCTTTGGCTATATCCTTTTTGTCTCTGGAATTGAGTCTATCATATTCAAAGTCATGTTTTTGGTTTGAATGATGATCATCAATACCTGCAAATATACCTGATAGTCCTTCCATTTCTTGTTGAACTTGTTTGTTTTCTATGTATTGAGAGGTTTGCACATTATATCTTTCTTTTGGAACATCAAATCCCATCAACCAAGATTCGTTTACATCCAAAGCCATACCAAGTATGAAGAGTTTATCTTGTCCCGGTTCTGATTTTCCTGATAAATATTGGCTTACATCGGATTTGTTGAGTTTTATATGATATTCTTCAGAGAATGGTTGTGCTAGTTTCAAAATATCAACTTGCTTTAGATTTCGGTCTTTCATTATCTCTTTAAGCCGTATAGAAGTATTTTTTCTTTTCATTGTAGTCACCTCACTTTCTAATAAGAATATAACATAATTACAATGTAGATTCAAGAAAAAAAACATTGGAAGTTAAAAAAATTGAATTTTTGTATTGACATTATTTTTTGGGGGTGATATGATATGACTAGTTCAAAAAAATGAACAAAACGTGAAAGGAGAAAAATAATGGCATTTGATTACAGGAAACTGCGTGGTAAAATTGTAGAAAAATATGGATCACAGTCAGAATTTTCCGTAGTTATGGGCTTGTCTGAAAGAACACTGTCCTTAAAGATGAACAGTAAGGTTCCGTGGAAACAAAAGGAAATTTGTAAGGCTGCAAGTCTCCTTGATATATCAGATGGTGATATAGGAGATTATTTTTTTGCAACAAGGGTTCAAAATGTTGAACAGAAAGAAGGGAAGTAATGAATGATTTAGGAACTGCGTCTATAACTTCTATGGAAGTTGCAGAAATGACTGGAAAGATTCATAAAAATCTTATCCGAAGTATTGAAACATATATGAAGCATTTTAGCCAGCTCAATTTTGAGCCGGCCAAATATTTTAATTTATCTACATATTTAGACGAACAGGAAAAAGAGCGAAAATGCTATAACATTACCAAGAAAGGATGCGAGTTCATTGCTCATAAAATGACAGGAATTAAGGGGACGGAGTTCACTGTAAAGTATATTGAGCGTTTCCACGAAATGGAACAGGCAATCAGCCAGCAGGAAGTGGTAGAGCAGAAGCAGGAGAAAAAGAGCTTATCGCAGTGGACTCCAGAAGAAATTGTTGACTGGAAGTTGAACGATCTGCATAAAAGATTGCAAAGGATTGAAAGGCAAGATGAAGAAAAGCCGAAGATTGGGCGGTTACAACGATTGGTACCCCAAAAGAAAACTTGGTATGATCGCAACAAATCGAGAATATGGTGCATCACACGCAGCAGGGATATGGAACTCAAAGAGTTGTATCACATCATTTTAGAAGAGTGCGGAAGATACTACGATGTGGATGGTGCGGTAGACGAATACCGCAGAGAAAACGGAAGAACGATGGTATATCCTATGGATATTGTGGAGGAGTACAGGGAATTGCAGGACATAGCAGATCAGGTATTGGATTACTTTGAGAGGTAGGTGACAAATGATCAAATTAGCAAATAGAGTAAAAAACTTTTTTCATAAGCACTTTGTGAAACATGAAGTCCATTGGGTTCCAAGCACCACGATTATATGCATGAATTCAGACGGGAGAAAGATATTGCAGATAACAAAGACATTTGCAGATGGAGAAGTAGTTCAGAGAAATTATCAAATAAAATGTTTGTTAGATGAAGGACTGCAAATAACGGCAGAAACGCTTGAGATGGAGAAAATGTTATTTGGTGAACCTACAAAGACAGAACAGTAATGAAAGGATATGGACATGCTTGATTTGTTTCGTAAAATACGATTTAAATTATCGAAGCGAATTTTCTCATTAAATACATCACTATTGGTGACATATGAATTCAAGGGAGAGAAAATTTTGCATATTTCACAATTTGGAAAAGATGGAATTCGTTGCGAAAAGAAATACCAAATCGAGCATCTGTTGGATGATAACTTGCAGGTTACGAAACAGACGCTCGAAATGGAAAAACAAATTTTTCAGAAACCTATTGTTCGTTAATAAGCGACCAATAAGATTCGCCACAATTAGGACATTTTGGCAAAGTTTGATTATCAGATTCAATAATCTCAATGTGTGGTTTTGTAGAGTTACACATTGTGCACATATATGTACCTTTCTTTACTTTGTCATATGTACCAAAATAAGCACTGTCAACAACCCGGATGGATCTGTTCGCATCAACCGGACTACAAAAGTGACCGGTAAGGGGCAGCAGTATTTTATCAATAAATTTTTAATCAAACAGGAAAGGAGGGCGGTTATATGTTAATGGATGAAATGACATTAGAAGAGGCGTTGGAGTTACATGCTATTGGATTTGAGATTACTCTGAGAGCAGGACAAGTTGCAGAAATCAAGGAAAGAGAGGATTAGCCATGTTAAATGTGACAAGCGATAAGGGGATTTTTGATATTACCAAAAAGGAAATCACAATTCCATTGTCGGAGTACACGGATTTAATCGCAAAAGAGGCGATGTTGTCTCAAATAAGACATGCAGTCTCTAAGGAATCTGGAGACTACGGAACTATCGGCATTGTCAAAGCAATTTTGCAGATTGATGATCCAGAAGACAAAAAATAGGCCCATAGGTATTGCAGTACCGATGAGCCAAAAACAAAGGACTATAAAAGTCCATCACATACAAGTGCATTGTAGCACGGAAAAGGAGAGATTGCAAAGTGAAGATTTTATTGAAGAAGTTACATATGGAGAACTTCAAGAAAACGAAGGATCAGACGATTGACTTCGGCCATATAACTAAGATCAGCGGGCAGAATGCGGTTGGAAAAAGTACGGTGGCGGATGCGTTTATGTGGTGTTTGTTCAATAAGAACAGCTTAGGAGAAGCTAAGTTTCAGGTGCGCCCATTGGATGCCTTTGGTAACCCGATTGATCATGTGGATATTAAAGTTGTCGTAACGCTAGATGTTGATGGTAGAGAGTTCGAATTATCCAAGACACAGAAACAGAATTGGGTGAAAAAAAGGGGGACTTTAGAAGCAACATTGCAGGGCAATGACAATCTTTATGAAATTGATGGCGTTCCAAAGAAAGAAAAGGATTTCAAAACATTTGTGTCAGACATTATCAATGAAGATCTTTTTCAACTGCTGACGAATCCACAGGCTTTTGTAAGCAAGAAATGGAAAGAGCAGCGTGAAGAACTAATGAAGATGATACCGGGTGTAGATAACGATACAGTGATCGCATCCAACCCAGATGTGTTGTCGGAGTTAAATCTGGCGTTGTCGCTACACACTCCGGAAGATCTGCAGGCTAAAGCTAAAAAGGCATTATCAGAGTACAAGAAAAAGCAGACTGAGATTCCGGCAAGAGTTGATGAGGTCAGAAAGTCCATGACAGATATTGATGTGGCAGAATTGGAGTTGCAGCGTAACAGTTTGAAAGAGCGGATTGCTACTGTAGAAGAATCCGAGGCGAATATGACAGCACAATACGAGGCACACCAGAAAGCGACTGATGATCTGATGGATCTCAAATTTTCTCTTTCGGATGTGGAGCGCAAGGCAAATGAGAGGAATGTTGCAAAAAAGAATTCATTCAGCGATGAATTAGCGCAATATGAAAATGATATCACTTCTTGCAAACGCAGAATGGAAATATGTGATCAGAACATCAGAGATGCCGATGGAACGATTTCGGCTTATGAGAAAAAGCGTGCGGAAATGCACGAAAAGTGGATTGCGGAAAAGGAAAAGGTGTACTCTGACACATTGGCATTTGACGAAAAAGAAACGGTTTGTCCATTGTGTGGGCAAAGCTACCCGGCAGATAAAATTGCACAGATCAAGGCAGAATTTGAAGAGAAAAAGGTTGCATTGAAAGCAAATTGGGAAAAGGAACACACCGATGCATTGGAACGCATTGTAGCAGACGGAAATCGTTATAAAGATTTAATTTCCCGAACGCAGGAAAAAATTGTGGATCTGCGCACCAATCAGGAAAAGATCAAAGTCAATTTGCAAAGTGCAGAAACAGAACGAGACCGAGTGATAAAACTGCTTAAATCTTTACCAGACAAGGTTGATTGCTCAGCAAATGCAGAGTATCAGAAACTGCAGGAACAGATAACACTAAAGGAAGAGTATTTATCTAAAATGAACAGCGGTGCCGAGATTAGACAGCAGTTGAAAATCAAAAAGAATGGTTTGATGGATGAACTAGCTATCGTGGAAAAGCAGATCGCATCAGCAGATAATTCTGCCAAAGAGGAACGCATCGAAGAGTTAGAGGCAGAAATGCGTGAGATTGCTCAAAGTGTGGCAGATGAAGAAAAAATGCTCTATCTGCTGGAGAAGTTCATGAAAGCCAAAATGATGATCCTGTCAAAAATGGTTAATGAGAAATTTGGCATTGTGAATTGGAAGTTGTTTGACAAGCAGGTCAATGGTGCTGTGGTAGAGTGTTGCGAGTGTATGGTCAATGGTGTCCCGTATTCTGCCCTTAATACCGGGCATCGTATTGTAGCTGGATTGGATATTATCCATGCATTGTCTGTTATGCATGATGTGACCGCACCAATTTTTGTGGATAATGCCGAGGCCGTGAATGATTATAACATTCCAGAGATGGAGGGGCAGCTTGTATTGCTGCAGGTGACTGATGACAAAGAATTAAAAGTGGAAAGAGAGGACATGCGGAATGATTAAAGTAACTATTGAAGCGGATGGAGAGGAAAAGAAGATTTTAACAGGAGAAATGCTTAATATGGCAGTATTGGGAGAAGATGGATGTAAAATTGCGATGGTAAGTCAGCCTGCAAAACGAGGAATTAGTTCTAATAATTTTATTCAATCATTGCAGAAGTTAGTGCAATGCTCCATTAAGTCTTTTGCACAGGGGGACAAAACAATGGAGTCCATACTTAAAGTGTGCTTTGCAGAAGCGATGATAGAACGTCCTGATGGTATGAAAGACACTAAGGAAGAGGAGCAGGGCAGTAAAAAGGATGTAGAACATCGTGGACTTGATGTTCTGTTCGAAATTTTGAGAAAGGTGGTTGAAGACTGATGGCGGCAGAGATTGTGGAAAAGAAAGAAACAAAGGTAGCAGTAAAGCATGACACAGAACTTAGCAAAGGGATTTGGGGAAGTTCCGATAACTGGCTAATGGCTGGGCAGATGGCGAAAGCTCTTTCCTGCAGTACGATCGTACCAAAGGATTATCAGGGAAATGAAGCAAATGCATTGGTTGCCATCGACATTGCCAATAGATTACAGACCAGTCCATTGATGGTTATGCAGAACTTGTATGTGATCCAGGGCAGACCGAGCTGGTCGGCGCAGTTCCTGATTGCATCTGTAAATGGAAGTGGCAAGTATGACATGGAATTGCAATATGACGAAAAGAATGACAAAAACGGAAAGCCGTATTCCTGTCAGTGTTGGACGATGAAAGATGGAAGGAAAGTAACTGGTCCGGTCATTGATATGGAAATGGCAAAGGCAGAAGGATGGACTACAAAGAGCATGAATAAATGGAAGACTATGCCGCAGATCATGCTTCGATACAGAGCTGCTTCATTCTTTGCCCGTATGAATTGTCCAGAACTTACGCTTGGTTTCTACACACAGGAAGAGGTCATTGACGGAGATTTTAAGGAATATCCGGTGGAAGAGATGCGGCAGAGTGTGGAAGATGAGATAAGGGCAAATGCCAATACAGAGGATTTTGAGGAGGTTGTTCCGAAGCAGGAAGAAGACACTGCTGTAACTGAGACTATAGAGGAAGAAGTTCCGGATTTTATGAAAGGTTAGGATGCTCATATGAAACTGAAGTGTTTGGGTAGCGGTAGCAGCGGAAACGGTTATCTGCTTATTGCTAGCAATGGAGAAACGCTGATCATAGATCCGGGGATACCAATCAAGGAAATTAAGAAAGCCTTGAACTGGAATGTTTCGTGTGTGGTGGGTGCTGTGTGCACTCATCATCATACGGATCATGCGAAATCTGTTAAGGATCTGGAGCAGATGGGAATCCCGGTGCTTAAGCCATATGAGAGCTCAAAAAAGATAAGCGTTGATGGTGCAGGATGGACGATACAATATTTTGAATTGACGGATAAGAATAGAAGATTTATGCACACAAACACCGATGGATCGGAGTGTCCTTGCTATGGATTTCTGATTTCACATCCGGAGATGGGACGATTGCTATATATCACAGATACGGAGTTGATCAAGTGGCGCTTTTATGATGTTCATCAGATATTGGTGGAAGCAAATTATTCCAAAAAGATCATACAAGAAGATGATCCGAACTATGAGCATGTATGCCGGGGACACATGGAGCTAGAAACAACATTGGAGTTTCTAAAGGTAAACAAAAGCATGGATCTTCGGAATGTAGTACTGTTGCATCTGAGCGATGATAATTCCGATGCAGAGTTGTTTGCCGCCAGAGCAAAGGAAGTTGTAGGAATGGCAGATGTTTATGTTGCTGACAGGGGAATGGAAATTGAACTGAATAAAGAGCCGTTTTAGGAAAAGAGAGATTGAATGAGAGAAGTATGTGGAAATTGCAAATACAATAAGCGAGACTTTTCTAAGCCACAGAATAGAGGGTATCTAGAGTTTTGCTGTGGAAATGAAGATAGTAGCAATTATGGATTGCCCACAATGTATGACGATAGTTGCGATGATTTTGAAGAAAAGGAGTAGTTAATGAATTGGAAACATATTACAGATGAATTACCGCCTATTGGTATTCCTTTGATAGTAACTGTTAAAGACCATTTGCAGGGGAAAGCTAATGAACTTCGTTATCCAGTGTATTACGAAAGAACAAGAAGTAACAATGGCTATCATTGGAGTTGGAGATATGGAGATTTTGATTATAAATTGTTGCCAGATGTAAATGAGGTTATCGCATGGTCAGCAATTCCAGAACCTTATAGGGAGGATACAGTTGATGGATGACGAAAATCGGTATATTGAAATTGCAAGTCATGCAGTTGGTTTAGACTACAAGAAGCCGTACAAGAGGAATGGGAAACTATTCTATCGTCCTTACAGAAACTATTATGACGCAGGCATTGAGGATTGCGAAATATGGGATTTAATGGTTGATGTAGGCTATGCGAAAAGAAGTCGCAAAGATAGATATGGCGGAAGAATGTATTGGCTCACAAGTAAAGGGCTTGCTTGGCTTGGAGAAAAGCTGAAAATTGAGATTTACGACGAACAAAATTAAGAAAGCGAGGAGAAATCGGTGAACAAAGTAATTTTAATGGGCAGACTGACCCGTGACCCAGAGATCAGATATGCCAATAATGCAAACAGTACCTGCATTGCTAACTATACATTGGCTGTTGACCGCAGGTTCAAGCGTCAGGGTGACGAGCAGACAGCAGATTTTATTCAATGCGTTGCAATGGGTAAAGGTGGAGAGTTTGCGGAGAAGTATCTGCATCAGGGAACCAAGATTGTAGTGGAAGGTCGTATTCAGACCGGAAGCTATACGAATAAGGATGGCCAGAAGATTTTCACTACAGAGGTGTGGGTGGAATCTCAGGAGTTTGCGGAGAGTAAGGCAGCGTCTGCGCAGAATGGTAATCAAAATGCGTCTGCGCCAACAAGACCAAATGTGGCACAGAATGATAGCGATGGATTTATGAACATTCCAGATGCCATTGAAGAGGAGTTGCCATTTGCAACCAATTAATGACCGAAATGTCATAAAACTAGGAATCGAATCAGAGCGCTTTGAGATAGTAACAGTTGACACAGCATATGACAAGAAAGGAAAGAGAATATGGAAATCAGTTTACAAGAGTTAGCTGGCGGTGCTTTACAGGAGAAAGTAAATCAGGCGTTTGAAAAGGTTATGCAAAATATGCAGGATCCAAACACGCCGTGGAAAAACAAAAGAAAAATCACCGTTGGGATAACATTTGCACAGAATGAGGATCGCACTGACTGCACCTGTGATATTTCGGTGGATACAAAACTTGCAGCGGTTAAGCCGGTGAGCACCAAATTTTGTACGCAGAAAGATTTGGCAACTGGTGAGATTTATGCCCAGGAATATGGACCGGGAATCAGAGGACAGATGTCTTTCGAAGATGTGGATCAAAACATGGTAGAGATTAATGGAAACATGGTTGATACAGAAACGGGAGAAATCAAAGAAGACGGTGTAATTGATCTTAGAGGAGCAAAGCAGGCATAAAGAAAGAAGGTAGGTAAAAATGATTAAAGAAGCATTACAATATGTCGTTGGTTTAAGCGAACCAACAATCAATGAGATTGATGGAAGACAGTATTCGGATAAGCCGTTAGTTCGCATCGACTATATCCCAAAGGCTAAAGCGATTAAGATGGCTACTCTTAGAAGTTTGGTCGATTATATTAAGTCACAAGCTGACACAATGAGTGACAAGATGATAGTTCATGTAGTGAGTCCAACACAGGTGAATTTATTTTCGAATTTGGATTGTGATCGTAATCGTGAATATATGGTAGAGGTTCATGCGGAACTTCCAGAGTTTCCATTTGATCATTTTATTGGTCACGAAACTTTTCTGATTGGCGTGCAATCGAAGTTTGTTCCTAACACAGATTCAGATTTACTATTGAAATTTGCCGGAACAGTAGAAAGTGGAACGATTACAGATTACGGCGATGATGGTATTTCACAGAAAGCAACAGTAAAAACAGGAGTTGCGTCAAAGGCAGATGCTGTTATCCCGAGCCCGGTCAGGTTGAAACCATATCGTACATTTACCGAAGTGGATCAGCCAGAAAGCGATTTTGTATTTCGCATGAAGGAAGACAAATATGATGGAGTACAGTGTGCGTTATTCGAAGCAGATGGTGGAGCATGGAAATTGCATGCAATGGAATCCATTCAAGAATATCTTGAGGAGCAGTTAAAGGGTGTCGATGGTTTCACAATCATTTCGTAGGCTTACATTGTTCACAGAAAAAGGGGCAGGCTTCTGCCTGCTCCGGTATGATGAAAGGAGAAGCAATGATCATATTGGAAGATATGGGGCAGAAAGAGGAAAAACACACAGTTAAAAATCAATGGTTTTATGAGAACGGTATTGATGTGGTGCGTGTACCGCTGCCGGTGGGAGATTATGTTATAGCAAATGACAAGGCTATAAATGTGTTGGAGCGCAAAGAACAACGCAATATTAAGCCAAAAAAAATGGACTTCTTGGGTACATATTCTACGGCTGTGGACACGAAAGAGAACATAGGTGAGATTGTTAATAACATATGCGGCAAGTCGCATGATCGATTTCGTGATGAATGTATTTTGGCTCAAAATAACGATGTGCAGCTATATATATTAGTAGAAAACGAAGATGGAGTAGCTTGTATTGGAGATTTGTACCGTTGGCAGAATCCGAGATTGTACAGATACAATAAAATTAAATATATGCATGGTCTTGGAAAATGGCAGCACATTAAATTGCCAAAGAGACCTCCGACAAAGGGAGAGACACTCGCAAAGGCGATGCTTACAATGGAACAAGAATATGGTGTGCATTTTCTTTTTTGCCATCCAAATGAGGCAGGAGCAAAGGTAGTTGAATTGTTGGAGGGTGGTTGTGATGATGACAGAAGAACAAAAGCTGTTGGTTGAAAATAACCATAATCTGATTTATTTTATGATCCACAAAATGAATGAATCAGTAGAAGAATATTATGATCTGGCTGCGATTGCACTTTGCAAGGCTGCTATAAGTTATCAATCAGATAACGGATCTTTCTCAAATTATGCCTGCAGATGCATCAGAAACGAAATTCTATTGGATCACAGGGCAAGAATGATGCCCAAGCGTTGGATGAATGAATATTTGATCAGTTATGATGCCCCGTCGGTTGTCCAAAATGAAGATGGGGAAGAGAGCATTCTTCTTGATCAGCTTAAGTCTTTTGAATCTGTGGAAAACGAGGCGTTAAGCAGAATTATGTATTTGGAAGTCGTGGCAGAATTAGGGAAGACAGACAGCAAGGTACTGAAATTTTTTGAAATGGGTCTTAAGCAACGGGAAATCGCTGAAATAATGGGAGTGACTCAGGCAAATGTTTCCAGAGTGAAAAGACGTGTGGAAAAGATGTTATGTTGTGATTGATTGGAGGGACTTTATGGCAAAGCAGCAGTTGATAAACCGGGCAAAATATAAAGATATTAAAAGATATGATCATAATCAGATGGAGCGGTTCGCGCGATCACTGTATGAGAGTGGTTTCAAGGATGGAGCAGTACAGGCAACGGCAACGGAAAAATCCAATACGAGACAGATGGATTTTAATATGTTAAATGAGAGACTTCTTACCATTAAGGGGATAGGAATTGTCAAGGCGGAACAGATTGTAAAGGTCGTGAAAGGGGCGCTGGAAAGTGAGTAGCCGAAGAGCGGCAATGCGCCGTGAAAGAAAGCAGCGAGCAAAAATTGGGAAGAATAAGTCGTCCACTGGCGTAATGCTAAGAGCTGCGGAGCAGGGCAAATTGGACGGTAGAACCATTGCCTTCTGCGTAGCAGCTAATTTGTTGTATGATTTGCACGGATTCCGCAGGCGGCGAATATACAACTTTTTGGAAAAGTGCAATAAGGAAGCCGCAAGATTTGATGATTCTGGATTGCAATTTGTTCTAAAAGTATATGCAGATAGAATTGTTGAAAAATTTAATGATCTGCTTTTGATGGAACAACCTGCGGATGTGGTGGAGCATATCTATTGCAATCAAAGAGATGATTTTTTCATTTCATCGCTGGCACTAATGTTTACTGTCCTAAACGGGGAATATGGCATGGCGTTTAATCAGAAGAAAACAGGAAGGTTGGATGTCATGCTGGAGTACTGTGCAAATGAATACTTGAAATTGCAACTGGATCCGGATGGGCATGATGTGGCATGGTATGTGCGACAGACGAGGGAAAAAACAGGGATTATTATTTGAAAATAAGAAAGGAGTCGGAACTCTGGCCAGAGTAAAGATGCATCGGTTCCTTTCGAAAAGAGATATGATTAATGGAGAATTAATAGTTGATAATTTTGCCGGTGGAGGTGGAGCCAGCACTGGCATAGAGTTGGCAACCGGAAAGAGTGTTGATATAGCTATCAACCATGATCCGGAAGCTATTCGGATGCATAAAGCAAACCATCCAAATACAAAACACTACTGTGAGGATGTATGGCAGGTAGATCCGATAAAGGCGTGCAAAGGGCATCCGGTTGGACTTGCTTGGTTCTCGCCAGACTGTAAACATTTTAGCAAGGCAAAAGGCGGAAAGCCAAAGGATAAATTTATCCGCGGTCTTGCTTGGGTAGCCTGCAGATGGGCGGGACTTGTCCGACCAAGGGTGATTATGCTGGAGAACGTCGAGGAATTTAAGACGTGGGGACCACTAAACAGAGGACATCATCCGATTAAAGCGAAGCAAGGGAAAACTTTTGGAAAGTTTGTGCAGCAGCTTCAGAATTTGGGGTATGAGGTACAATTTCGGGAGCTTGTGGCAGCAGATTATGGCGCACCAACAATGCGCAAGAGATTCTTTATGATTGCCCGGTGTGACGGATATCCAATTATATGGCCGGAGCCGACTCATGCACCCAGAGACAGCGAAGAGGTAAAAGCTGGTCTGTTAAAGCCATATGTCGGGGCATATACGCAGATTGATTTCAGTCGTCCGTGTCCATCTATATTTGACACAGCGCAGGAAATTAAGGAAAAGTATGGAATCCGTGCTGTGCGGCCGCTGGCACCCAAAACGATGGAGCGGATTGCAAGGGGATTGAAAAAGTTTGTTCTGGATAACCCAGAGCCGTTCATCATCCAGTGTAATCACGGTGGAAAGCGTAAACCGAATGATATTCGGGTGCCGATGCCTACCATTACAGGGAAGCATGGTTATGGAATTGTGGAGCCATATATGGTACAGATCGGACAAACTTGTTTTGCAAAAGACAGAAGCAAGGATGTGCGAGAACCACTTACAACGATCGTGAGCAAGAATGAGCATTGTCTTATCAGTCCAACACTGATCCAGTATCATTCGGAGACCGCAAAGGGAGAAGTAAGAGGGCAGAACATAGAGGACCCGATCATGACGGTAGACGGATCAAATAGATATGGACTGGTTACTTCGTTTCTGCATAAATATTATGACGGTGGATATAAAGGAGCCGGGGAAAGTGTTGAAAATCCGTTGCCGACGGTCACGGCATGGGATCATAACAGCGTAGTAACAGCAAATTTAATCCAGATGAATAATCACTGTGATGGAAGAGATATTATTGATCCGCTTCCAACGATTACTGCAGGAGATGGACATTTTGGAGAGGTCAGAGCATTCCTGATTAAATATTATGGGAATGGATCTGCTGAGGATGTCACAGAGCCGCTTGATACAATAACTTCAAGGGGTCGCTTTGGGCTTGTGACAATACAAGGAGTGGACTATCAGATTGTTGATATCGGACTTCGGATGCTGGAACCACGAGAGCTGTATGGGTGTCAGGGATTTCCAGAGGATTATATTATCGACCACGACTTTGAGGGACGCACCTACCCACGAAGCGAGCAGGTGCGAAGATGTGGCAATTCAGTTTGTCCTCCACTACCGGCTGCAATGGTACGCTCCAATCTTCCGGAGCTATGTGTGGCGGAGAGGATGCCGAATATCACTAAAAATAATATTGCTATGGAGAAAAATGGACAGTTAGCATTTGCGTAACAGAAAGGAGCAGGAAATGAGAGTATTGCCTATTTTATTTAATATTGAAATGGTAAAAGCCATTTTGAACGGAAAGAAGACATGTACAAGGCGAATCGTGAAAGGATACATCCCAACTGATGCGGAATTTGGATACACAGCATTTACGCCAAAGGATTCCATATCGTGCCGCGGTATTTTTGAAGCTGACCATCAGGAATATGGCGAGAAATTTTTCAAACTACCGTATCAAAGAGGGGACATATTGTATGTTCGGGAAACATGGGGTAAAGGATATGAAGAAGGGACATATATTTATAAAGCAGATGATAAACTCGCAGATCTTCCGACTTTTAAGGATTCAACAAAGTTGATATATCGTCCATCCATCCACATGCCGAAAGAAGCTGCACGTATTTGGTTGAAGGTAACAAATGTGAGAGTGAAGCGGTTGCAGGAGATTACGGAAGCCGAAGCAATACTTGAAGGAGCGATAGATAATAGAGCATTCATCCATTCTCCAGATAATGAGTATGATCACATACATACCGCAAGAGAACATTTTATTGATATATGGAACTCCACAATTAAGAAATCAGACCTTGATAAATACGGATGGTTAGCAAACCCGTTTGTATGGGTTATAAAATTTGAACGGTGGAAAAAGCCGGGAAAGGAGTAGATACAATAATGATAATTAAAATTAAAGATAATATTGACCTTGAAGAGCTTAGAAAATTCGGATTCAAAAAAGGAATTGAGTGGGCAGAAGCAGGTGAAAGATGTTTAAAGGGAATTGGATATAAGTATCAGCATGAGTGGTGGCATAAATTTTTAATGGATGAAGAGGATGAAACAAAGATTGCATACATTTCTAAAGAATACGATATTCCGAGTGTGCAGATTTCTATTGGAACGGAGAAGAGAGAGATATACATTGAGGTTGCAGTAGAAGGAACTTACAACATTGGAGGCAGTGATCTTGATGTTGTGACAGAAACAATAATGCGATTAACAGAAGCTGGATTTTTGGAAATTAAAGATTAAGAGGTGTATTGGTGTTAGCAGCTGTGCTGAGACCGGCGTATTCGACAGCAATAAAGGTAGAGGAGAATGACAATGGCAGAAAAAAGAATGTTTTCCCGTGAACTGGTGGAAAGTGATCAGTTCTTGGAACTTCCGTTATCCGCACAGGGGCTTTATATGCATATTTGCATGGAGGCGGATGATGATGGCTTTGTGAATAATGCAAACAGGATCCGGAAGGTCGTTGAAGCTTCGCAGGAGGATTATAGGACATTATTTGACAGAGGTTACCTACTACAGATGGCCAATGGCTTGGTGGTTGTGGCACATTGGAAAATATGTAATAGCATTCGAAAAGATCGGTATAAGCCTACTGTACATCAGAGCGAATACAGAAAATTAAAGGTTTGCGACAATGTATATACGTTAAGTTCCGAAAGTGGGAAGTCGGTAGAATCGGTGGATGGCATCTCACAGGTTAAGATTGTGGAGAAATTTGATGAATTTTGGAAGGCATACCCAAGGAAAGAGCATAAGGCAATGGCAGAGCAGGAATATGCCAAATTGATAGTGCAGGGAATTAAAGAGGAAATGTTGATTGCATCGGCCAAGGCATATGCTAGAGCAAAGGATGGACAAGATCCTAAATATTTGAACTGCCCGGATTCGTGGCTGCAGAAATGCATTTATTCGGATTATGAAGTGAAAGAGGAAAAGCCAAAAGGACCGCAACAACAACCGGAAGAAGAACCGGGAATAGATATGTGGAACGGAGAGGATGAACCGAAAAATGGGGAAACTGTATGAATTTAAGGAAGAGGATGCCTATTCTTTCGCCCGACATGTACATATTCAGGCTAAGGCAAGAGGGCGTGAACTTCAATTTTTTCACTGTCCATACTGTAGAGGCGGCAAAGGTGGCAAGGACAAGGGAACCTTTTCTATCAATTTACAAACTGGACAGTTTAAGTGTCTCAGATCAAGCTGCAGTATTTCCGGCAATATGATCACCTTGGCAAGGGACTTTGATTTTTCATTGGGAATAGAGGTTGATGAATACTATCAGCCTAGAAAACAGTACAGGCGTTTGAAGACGCCTAGCAAGCCTATAGAGCCACTACCTGAATCTGTTGAGTATTTGGAGGGTAGAGGGATTTCGGAGGCAGTAGCAAGACAATATGAGATTACAGTGCATGCAAAGCGGGATGATGTCTTGGTGTTTCCGTTTTTTGATGAAAATGGGAAGCTACAATATGTCAAATATCGAGACACGACCTTTTTCAAGGGAAAAACCTATATAGATAGGGATGGACAGCAGAAGGCAGCTGCAAAGGAATGGATGGAAAAAGATTGCAAGCCGATTTTATTTGGCATGAAACAATGCGGGAAGGATCGCAAGCGGTTGGTGATCTGCGAGGGACAGATGGACAGCCTTTCGGTGGCAGAGGCAGGAATTGGATGTGCAGTAAGTGTACCGGGCGGAATGAATAACTTCCGTTGGATCCCTTATTGTTGGAATTGGGTGTGCGAATTTGAGGAAATTGTGGTTTTTGGCGATTATGAGCGTGATCATATGACATTGCTTGAAGACATCCGTAAGCGATTCCCGAACAAGATCCGCTATGTGCAAGAGGAAGATTATAGGGGATGCAAAGATGCAAATGAAATCTTGCAAAAGTATGGAAAGGATGCTGTAAAGACTGCAGTTGAAAATGCTATTGAACAGCCGGTGAAACAGGTGGTCGAGCTTGCAGATGTTAAACGGCGCGACTTAAAGGATATACCAAAGTTCAAGACAGGATTTCGACAACTTGATTCATTCCTTGGCGGGTATTTTTACGGTGGGCAGCTTATAATTCTCACTGGAAAGCGTGGACAAGGAAAATCCACAGTGGCAAATGAGTTTTGCGTGTCTGCACTGCAGCAGGGTAAGAGTATATTTGCCTATTCCGGAGAGCTACCGGACTGGCAATATAAAAGCTGGATTGATTTTCAAATTGCCGGTCCGCAGAATATTGTGGAAAATACACTACCGGATGGTTCTGTAAAGCGTTTTATCACAAATAGCAATCAGGATCAGATTGAAAATTGGTACCGGGGTAAATTTTACTTATATAGCAATAATGATGTTGAAGATGATGAGCTTGTGGATCTAGTAACGACAATAGAACATTCCGTGATGCAGTATGGCATTGAGTTGGTCATTGTGGACAACCTTATGACGGCGTTAGATGTGGATATGGCTTCAGATGAATATCGCTGTCAAAGCAAGTTCGTAAAAAAGTTGAGTCGGTTAGCGAAGCGGTTGGATGTTGTCGTGATTTTAGTCGCACATCCACGAAAAAACAGCTTTACAAGCGATGAAAACGATGCGGTGAGCGGTTCGGCTGATATAACCAATGCAGCGGATATAGTGATGACATTCAAACGAGATGAAGATACACCGGATCACAATTATTTGTCTCTGAGCAAAAACCGCTGGTTTGGAAATTTGACAAAGAAAGATGGCATTGATCTCTGGTATGATCAAAGATCACGGCGAATCATAGACAGATCCAAGAAAGATTTTTTCTACGAGACTGGTTGGAAGGTCGAACCGGAGCAACAGAATTTTGATGGATTTTTCAATATGCCAGACGATATGGAAAATCCATTTGAGAAATGAGGGAATGCGAATGGCAAAGAAAATAGAAGGAGAAAAGGAATTTTTTGGAGAATGGTATATTTTACTGCAAAAATATGGATTCCCTCCGGATATTCACAACGAATCCAAAGAGGCAGTTCATTTTTGGAATTGTCTGTGTGATGATGTGAGGAATTTGAATAA